TTAGATACTATCGCAGAATTTTCTACTTTGTTTAGTGAAAGTACAAAGTTGCCATTTTCTGTACAATTCAACGAAGACCCATCATTTACTGAGAACGAAGTTCTTCAAAAATCATTACGCCAATGGTGTTCAATGAATGAAATGAACAAACGTATTTTTAGAATTTTTAGAAATACAATCAAATATGGTGACCAATTATTCGTAAGAGATCCAGAAACATACAAGTTATACTGGGTAAATCCAGCAAAGGTTGAAAAAGTTGTCGTAAACGAAGGCAAAGGCAAGAAAATTGAAGCATATTATATCAAAGATATGGATATCAATATGCAAAGTCTTAACATTACTGCTGATAGTGTAAAATTATCACAAACTGGCAGTCAACATATGGGTATTCCAACTCAAACTGCTGGTACACAGCAAAGTTATTCTGCGGCTTCACCAGAAGGTTCTCGTTTTGCACAAGATATGACTTCAACTGCGGTTGATGCCAAACATGTTATTCATATATCTCTAAGTGAAGGTATAGACCAATACTGGCCTTTCGGTACAAGTATGCTTGAGCCTGTATTTAAAGTATACAAACAAAAAGAATTATTAGAAGACTCTATCATTATCTATCGTGTTCAAAGAGCGCCAGAACGTAGAGTATTTTATATTGACGTTGGTGATATGCCGACACATAAAGCACGTCAACACTTAGAACGTATTAAGAATGAAATTCATCAACGAAGAATCCCATCTAAAACAGGTGGTGGTGCTAACGTTGTTGATAGTGCATATAATCCATTATCAATTATGGAAGATTATTTCTTTGCTCAAACAGCCGAGGGTCGTGGTTCTAAAGTTGAAACACTACCAGGTGGTGAGAACTTAGGTGAAATTGATGACTTGAAATTCTTTAATGATAAACTATTAAGAGGATTGCGAGTACCACCAAGTTATTTGGGTGGTATGGATGGCAATGGTTCTGCGTTTAATGACGGTAGAACTGGCACTGCAATGATTCAAGAGTTTAGATTTACAAAATATTGTGAAAGACTACAACAACTTATCATTGAAGAATTAGATAACGAATTTAAGATGTTCTTAAAACATCGTGGTGTTTTGATTGAAAGTAGCACGTTTGACTTATCATTTAATGTTGTTCAGAACTTCGGCAAGTATCGTCAAGCAGAAGTAGACCAAGTAGCGATGAATGTATTTACGAGTATTGAGAGTGCAGATTATATTAGTAAACGCTTTGCATTAAAACGTTTCTTAGGATTATCTGACGAAGAAGTCTTACAAAATGAAGCAATGTGGAAAGAAGAACGTGACCTTAATGATCCTCTTGCACAAAGTGAAGACAAACTTAAAGGCGTAGGTGCATCACCAGGACCAGGTGGGGATTTCGGTGGCGGAGATTTTGATCCAGATGATTTAGATGATGCAGATGAAGATGTAACGGGTACGGAGTCTCTTATTTCTGGTGCCGAAAACGCAGACACAGATACAGATTCCGACGAAAAAGCATAAATACATTAAGCAAGGGACGTATAAAACATCCCTATAATAAACTTATTCAAGGAGAATAATATCATGCCAGTAAAACAAATAGTAACTATCACTGATAATAGTAACACACACGCAACAGTAGACGAATTAATGGACAAATTAACAGAAGATTGCTCAGGTCTTGCTACGACAGTTGATATGGTAGAGTCATGCACTGCTGATGGAACATTAGTTAGTACTACTGAACTTTCAGAAGAAGGCAATGTCGTTACTGTCACCCGTATGTGGAACGATGAATGTTGGACTAATTTTTCAGCATTAGAAGGAGTTGACGCTTCAGTATTCGCTGATGCCGGATGGACAGTAGTATCTGAAGATAGCCCTGCCCTTCCTGGATTGACAACACGTCAAGACGATACATTCGGACAATAGAAGAATTTTGTCTTCTTAGGAAGACGAGTAATAGTATGAAATATATAGAAATAAACGAAAACTATTCTCCAGAAGAAGATGCATTTACGAGTATTGACCTTGAAGATACTCGTAAAACTCGCTTGACTCTTGCACATCTTTCTAAACTAAGAAAGATAAGAGAATATAGAAAATATCAAAAAGGTGCTGAAAAAGCCCAAATCAAACAACAATATGGACCCTCAGCAGAAGCATCAGGCCCTGCTGATTTAGAACTATAACAAGATATTATACAATTACGTATCACTTTATAAAGAGTAACGATATGCTAAATATCTTAAGTTCACTGTAAAATAGTCAAAAACTACTCATTTTATCGTATATTCCCTATATACGACCATAATCCCTATAAATACTTGTGTATGAAACAAATTGTATCTTAATCTTAGATTATGGTACCCTATATGTTCGTTTCTATAACCCTGCCGCAATTGTAGTGGCTATGAATAAGATTTTTAAGGAGACTTATAATGTCAAGAAGTACACTAGAACAAGTGCTAGAATTGTTAATCAACGAAGAAACTGAAAAAGCAGAATCGCTTTTACATGATTTTGTTGTTGAACAAGCACGACAAATCCATGAGGATTCTCTTAACGAAAGCGACAACGTTGTAGAAGAAGAACTTGAGGAAATTGAAGAAACAGAAGAAGTCGAATCTTTAGCAGATGATATCGAAGAAGATTCAGACGAGATTGAAAATGAAGAAATTTATGACGATGAAGATATTTCAGATGAAGAGGCTGAAGATGACTTAGAAATGAGTGATGAAGAAGCACCTGAAGAAGAAATTGAAGACAGAGTAGAAGATTTAGAATCAGCATTAGCAGACTTAGAAGCAGAATTTGAAAAAATTATGTCTGGCGAAGTAGACGATGCTACAGATGAAGACGAAGAAGTTGATATGGAAGATGAAATCGACTTAGACTTAGATTTAGATGTTGAAGAATCATTAGAAGATGAAGCATTTGCTGAAGAAGTAACTGAAGAAGATTCAACTGATGAAGAAGCAGTAGAAGAGGCTTCAACTGAAGATTTAGATGAAGAAGAAGAAGAAAAATTGGAAGAATATACTATTCCAGTTTCTGCAAAAGAAGGCGATGGTGGCGAAGGTGATTCTCCAGTAAACGTTGATGGTGGTGATGATGGTTCATCAGATGCCGCACCAGTTGGACAAAAAGATGGTAATACATCTGGCGGTTCAGCAAAAGCAGAAGACATGAAAACAGGTAATGTAAATGTTGTTGGTAACAAGAAAGCACCAGCACCAAAAGCCTAAGTAAATATTCTATTTGGAGAAAGCAATGACCATTCTTATTGAGAGATTAACATATAATGAAGCAAATGTAAAATCACGAATCGTTGAAAGCGAGGACGGTAATAAGAGTATGTTCATGGAAGGAATTTTTGTTCAAGGTAACGTTAAAAATGCCAACGAACGAATATACCCGGTGAAAGAAATCGCTAAAGCAGTAGAAAACGTCCAAGGAAGAATTAAGGATGGATTTCCAGTGTTAGGCGAGTGCGACCACCCACCTGAATTGACAGTCAACGTTGACCGTGTTTCACATATAATTGAAAACATGTGGATGGATGGTCCAAACGGCTTTGGTAAACTTAAAATTGTTCCTACACCAATGGGTAACATTATTAGAACATTAATCGAATCAGGTGCCACTTTAGGTGTCTCTTCTCGTGGTTCTGGTGAAGTTGATGCCAGTGGTAATGTGAGCAATTATGAGATTATTACAGTTGATATCGTGGCACAGCCAAGTGCCCCGGAAGCATATCCAAAAGCAATATATGAAGGATTAATGAACATGCAAGGTGGCTACGATACGTGGAAACTTGCACAAGATGTTCAAAACGACAAATACGCACAAAAATATTTGTCAAAAGAAATAGTTAAGTTCATAAGAGAACTAAAACTTTAATAGAAGAAGGAGAACCAACGATGGCAACAAATGAAATCCTTGCTGGTCTTCTTGAGTCTGATGTTTTGAGTGAAGAAGTAAGTATTCAAATATCAGAGGCTTGGGAAGCACAAATAAATGAAGCAAGAGAAGAGATAACAGCCGAGTTGCGTGAAGAATTCGCACAGAAGTTTGAACACGACAAATCAGTAATCGTAGAAGCAATGGATAACATGCTTACTACTGCGATTAAAACTGAAATGGATGAGTTTAAAACAGACCGCGAACAACTAATCGCAGAACGTGTTGCATATAAGAAAGCAATTTCTGAACATGCATCTCTACTTGAAAGATTCATTACTTCTCAACTAGCATCAGAAGTGAAAGAACTCCGAGCGGATCGTGCGAAAGTTAACGAACATTTAGGAAGAACTAAAGAATTCGTAGTTAAACAACTTTCACGTGAACTAGCAGAGTTTCACAATGATAAGCGTGACTTAGTGGAAACTAAAGTACGCATGGTAGCAGACGGTAAAGAAATTTTTACTAAAACTAAAAATGCATTTATCAAACGTTCAGCAGAATTAGTCGAAAAGACTATTGACAAGGCTTTACGTTCTGAATTGTCTGTTCTTAAAGAGGACATTCAAACGGCTAAAGAAAACGAGTTTGGCCGTAAGATTTTTGACACATTCGCAGGCGAATTCATGACTTCACAATTAAGTGAAGGAACTGAAGTTGCTAAGATTACTAAGAAATTAGATAAATCTGCTACTAAGATTGCGAAGTTAGAAGAAACAATCACTGAGAAAGAAAAAGCCATTACAAACGCGGAAACAGCACAGCGTGTACTAGAAGACAGAATGGACCGACAAAAGGTCATGGAAGGTCTTTTATCACCGCTAGGCAAAGAAAAGCGTAACGTAATGATAGACTTACTTGAAACAGTAAAAACAACGAATTTAAAGACTGCATTTAAGAAGTATTTACCTGCAGTTTTGAATGAAGGTGTCTCGTCAGAGGCAAAACAATCGTTAAATGAAGGCAAAGTAACAGAACACACTGGCAACAGAGATGAACAGATAATTATTTCATCAACAGAGTCAGAAAGTAGCGATGCCAATATAATTCAGTTAAAGAAATTGGCTGGAATTAAATAATTAAGGAGAAAAAGATGGAAAATCTTTTCGAAGGAAAAAATTGGGACACTACACGTGAAACACTTCTAGACGGTTTAGAAGGTAACAAACGTGACGTAATGTCTTCAGTTTTAGAAAACACAAAACAAGCACTTGTAGAAAGTGCTACAGCAGGTGCATCACAGGCTGGTAATATTGCTACATTAAACAAAGTTATTTTACCAATCATTAGACGTGTTATGCCTACTGTAATTGCAAACGAAATCATTGGTGTTCAACCAATGACTGGTCCAGTTGGACAAATTCACACATTGCGTGTACGTTATGCGGACACTGTAGGTTCTACTACAGCAGGTTCAGAAGCACTATCACCTTTTGATATTGCTGAAGCATACTCAGGCGACGGTTCAGCGGCTCCAGCGGCTACTGCGTCACTTGAAGGTACTGGCGGTAACAGAATGTCAATTCAAGTTCTAAAGCAAACAGTTGAAGCGAAAACTCGCAAACTATCTGCTCGTTGGACATTTGAAGCGGCACAAGATGCCAATGCAATGCATGGTCTAGATGTTGAAGCAGAAATCATGGCAGCACTTGCTATGGAAATCACTGCTGAAATCGACCAGGAAATCTTAACATCATTAGGCAACCTAGCAACAGGTTCTGCGTCATATGACCAGACTCAAGCAACAGGTACTCCAACTTTCGTTGGTGATGAGCATGCCGCTCTAGCAACAATGATGAACAGAGAAGCAAACCTAATTGCTCAACGTACTCGTAGAGGCGCGGCAAACTGGGCAGTTGTATCACCTGCGGCACTAACTGTGCTACAGTCTGCAACTACATCAGCATTTGCTCGTACTACTGAAGGTACTTTTGAAGCACCTACAAACACTAAGTTTGTTGGTACTCTAAATGGTACTATGCGTATCTATGTAAATACATACGCCGGTGACGCAACACCAGTACTACTTGGCTATAAAGGTTCAGGCGAAATAGACGCGGCTGCGTTCTATTGCCCATACATTCCATTGATGTCATCAGGCGTTGTAGTTGATCCGTCAACTTTCGAGCCAGTTGTTTCATTTATGACTCGTTATGGCTATGTTGAACTTAACAACACTGCATCATCACTTGGTAATGCGGCTGATTACGTTTCAAAAATTGCAATAAGCAACCTTTCATTCCTATAATATTTTATTATATTATAAATTGAATATAGAAAGCCACCTTAGGGTGGCTTTTTTATTGTCTAATATCAAAGGTAAAGATAAATACATATAATATATAATTTATTAGTATTTTTGGGAAAATATAATGGCACGACAGATTAGATTTGGGGACAAATTAATACTCCAAGGCGAAACATTAGTTTTAGATAACGGTAACACAAATCCTGGCGTAATCAGATCTAAAAGTGGAATAATCGAAATTGAAGGCAATCTTATAGTAACAGGTGATGTGACAACAGTTAATTCACTTCAAACTAGTTTTGCTGACCCTACAATTCTACTTAATGGCGACCTTACGGGTGTTCCAACTGAGGATGTCGGTATAGAAATCGGTCGTGGCAGTTCAGCAAACAAATTTTTAACATGGAATGAAACAGATGATAAATGGACAGTTGGTACTGAATCTTTTGTTGCAGGTACGTTTGAGGGTAATCTAACTGGCGATATCACGTCAACAGGAACAAGTACATTTACAACACTAAATGCATCTTCAGTTGACATTAATGCGGGAACAATCGATGGCACAGTAATCGGTTCTAGTTCTCCTCAAGTAGGTACATTCACAACTCTAAATGCTACAACAATTAATGGTGCTTTAACTGGTACAGTTACTAGTATTGCTAATCACGACACAGATGATTTAGCGGAAGGTACGACAAATTTATATTATACAGATGCAAGAGTTACTACCTTATACAATACGTTACACAATGCCGCAGATGCAGGAACATTAGACGGGCAAGATGGTTTATATTATCTAGATTACACAAATTTTACGAACACGCCTACTGTTATTTCTAGTCTTGCTAATCATAGTATAGATGCATTAAGTGATGTTGATACTACAACAACTGCACCAGTCTCTGGCGAAACTATAATATGGAATGGAACTAATTGGGTTCCTGGTGATAGTTTTAGTCAAGCAGATTTTAACACTGCATTTACTGCCAAGAGTACAAGTGATTTATCAGAAGGAACAAATTTATATTACACAGATGCAAGAGCAAGAGCATCAATTAATGCTACTGGTTCTTTAAATTACAATAGCAGTACTGGTGTTATATCGTACACACAAGGTAACACCGATACAGTAGCAGAGGGTTCAACTAATTTATATTATACAGATGCACGTTGGGACACAAGACTAGCAACTAAGTCAACAACTAATTTAGCAGAAGGAACAAATTTATATTATACAACAGCACGTGATACATCGCAGTTCAACACAGATTTAGCAACTAAATCAACAACTAAT